GATTAATAATGCTTTGGTACTTAGGGGTGAATTAAAAAAGATATTTATAGATACTATACCCAGATCAGAGCTTTCCCCTTTCCAGCTTGGGCAACTCGTTGGAAGCCAACAGGTCTTAGATAAGATCGATGAAATATTAGAAATAGAGAAAGAGTGACATATTAATGTGTATGCCAAAAGCACCTAAGATGCCTGAGCAAAAGGTAGTCGCTAAAGCAGCCGCTGGGCCAAAGAATAACAACCCAGAGATTGAATTAGCAGACGTTGACTCCGCATCAGATAAAACTAAGAAACGTAGGCTAGGCAAACGTGGTTTGCGTGTAGCTGCTGGCTCCAAAGGCAACGCCGTTGGTACGGCTGGTCTCACTGGTAAGTCCCTAAATATCTCCACAGGTTAAGGGGATAAGTGGTGTATAGTGATCAAAACCAGACAGTAGCTAGTCGCTATGCCCATCTTATGGTCTCAAGAGAGAGTTATTTAAGACGGGCGCGTGACGCCTCAAAACTTACAATTCCCTCACTCATCCCACCAGAGGGACACAGTGAAAGTACAATCTACGAAACTCCCTACCAAGCGGTAGGTGCAAGAGGTGTAAATAATTTAGCCTCAAAACTACTCATGGCTCTGCTTCCACCCAATGCCCCCTTTTTCAGATTAACAATAGATGACTTTGACATCTTAGAGGTTGCGGGTCCTGAGGCACGGGGCGCAGTAGAAGAGGCCCTTGCACGTATCGAAAGAACAGGGATGGGTGAGATTGAACATCTTGCCTTACGTGTCCCAGCCTTTGAACTTTTAAAACATTTAATAGTTAGTGGTAATGGATTACTGTACATGCCCAAGAAGGGTGATGTTAAGTTCTTCCGCTTAGATCGTTACGTTGTGAAGCGTGACTATATGGGTAACGTGCTTGAGATTATTACAAAAGAGAGTGTCAGTCCTATGATGCTCCCCAAGCCAGCCCAAGAAATTATACAAAGTGATGGCGATGCAGCCAAAAACATTGACCTATATACCTGTGTGAAGAAGACCGAAAAAGGTTGGGATATTCACCAAGAGGTTATGGGAGAGATTATTGAGGGTACAACAGGATCGTACCCAAAAGACAAAAACCCATTTATACCACTGCGCCTAAACCGTATTGACGGTGAAGATTATGGGCGTGGTTTCGTAGAGGAATACATTGGTGACCTAAAGAGCTTAGAGGCTCTTACACAGGCCATCGTTGAAGGCTCTGCCGCCTCTGCAAAAGTCCTATTTATGGTAGCACCCAATGGTACAACTAAGGCCCGTGTCTTAGCTGAAAGCCCTAACGGTGCTATTGTACAAGGCAACGCTCAAGATGTGTCTACCCTACAGGTCAACAAGTTTAACGACTTTAGGGTTGCCCTAGAAACCTCAGGCCAGATAACAGAACGCCTGTCGTTTGCCTTCCTATTGAATAGCTCGGTCCAAAGAAATGCGGAGCGGGTTACAGCGGAAGAAGTTAGGTTTATGGCGCAGGAATTAGAAAGCGCATTAGGCGGCGTCTATTCCATCTTGAGCCAAGAGTTCCAACTCCCCCTTGTTAAGTTACTCCTCAATCGCCTTGAGGCTTCTGGTAAAATGCCAAAGATGCCCAAGGATAGTATTAAGCCAAAGATTGTCACAGGCATTGAAGCCCTTGGTCGTGGACAGGACCTTAACAAACTAGCTCAGATGTTGTCGTACCTTCAGCCATTAGGCCCAGAGGTTCTACAACAGTACATGAACATTGGTGATTACATTGACCGCCTAGCGGCTTCATTGGGCATCGATACGGGCGGTCTCATAAAGACTGAGGAACAAATGGCTCAAGGCCAACAGCAACAACAAGATATGATGCAACAACAAACAATGGCTAAGATGGCTGAGAGGGCTGCACCCCAACTCGCTAAGAGTATGGCAGAGCAACCCCAAGCAGAACAGCCTCAACAATAAGGTAACTTTAATGTCGGCTCCTAAAAAGGGTTTGTATGCAAATATGAACGCTAAGAAAAAGGCGGGAACGTCAAATACTAAGGCAAAATCAACAGTCAGTCCTAAAGCTTATGCAAGCATGAAGGCTGGGTTTCCTAAAAAGGGATCGAAAACGACTTAAATGGCTGAAACTTTAAACACATACCAACCCCAACCAGCAGAGAACCAAGATCATGTAAATGAGATGGTTCGTAAAGCTGACAGCCTGT